CAACACTTGCCGATCCTTAGATGAACGTTTCACAAACTAATCGTCTGATCACGTCCGGCTTGGTGGAAGGACTAAAATCCCCCCTTGGTGCCTTAGCGGCTATCGAGCGTTTCTTCGAGAGGAATGGACCCCCTCTTGAGTCTCGCATCGCGCTAAGATATCTCGGTCCCATTATACACAAGGTATATGGGAGAGTGTGTGTTGATCACCCCACCCGTTTTCTCGTTGAATCGTTAGTTCAGCGGGAAAGCGGAAGAGCGCAACGCGCTGTTGAAGTAATTTCCGAAGTGTTCGAACTTCTAAATTTCAACTTCAAGGCTTCCGAGATGATGTATGCCTACATCAAATTCCTTTGCTGGTCGTTAGCCGGTGTGCTTGAGTCAAATCTCAAGTATCAAACCGTCTATATCTCCGCAAAGGGGCTTGGGCAAACAGAGTTTCCGAAGAGGCCAGTTGACTTCAATGGTGCCGAGCACCGGCTCCTTGGCCGGGACTCCTCCGAAACGATAAAGCTCTATCTTTACAACAAGAAAAGTTGTAAGAGCTCCTTCGCTAGGAGACTTGCGTATAGTCTGCTTCAGTGCAAGCGAGGAATGCTGCCTGTAGCCGACGAGTTCAAGGCGCGCGAGGTTCAAAAACACCATAAAACGGTGTGTACCAAGCATGTCCCATCGGAGAATTTCTCCGACTCCATATCGTTTGAGATCAAGCGGACAGTCCGCGAGGTTTTTGGAAAACCCCGGACTCGTGACCGTGATCCCGAATGGGAACTGCCCTCATTGAACGGCCATTACTCCTATGGAAGGAATAAAGGCGGTGCATTTGGGTATGTTTACAAACGGTTAGGATTGTCTTCTTGCTACGCAAGTCGAGGTCTTTGTTTTAAAGAGCTCACTGCGATGCTAGACTTGGGAAAGCTTGGTGTGCACTGTGTTTATGTGCATGTTGACCCTTCAGACGTAGAGCGGGAATTCCGCTCGGTCTTTCGCGAGGCCTTGCTCAAGACGAAATGTCACGCTAAGGCGTATCCAGTTCTCGAACCTTTTAAGGTGAGGATGATTACCGCCGGCGACGAGCAACTCTATTGGGTTGCACGAAGCTGGCAGGTTGAAACTCATCGTAGGCTTCGGGAAGTTCCAGTGTTCCGGTTTACAGGTTTACCCTGTTCCGAACACGAGATGGACAGGCTCTTGGGCCTGTTTCCGAATCTACCGGATACACGTTACATTTCGGCTGATTACTCGTCTGCTACGGATAACCTTGATCCGGACTATAGCGAGTTAGCCTTACATGAGATTTGTTCTGCTCTAGGACACAGTCTCGAGTACGAGTCCATTTGTCGCGTAGCTCTGACGCGACATGTCGTCCACTATGAC